TATAATAGCTGACAGAAAAGAACAGCACTATTGGGAAGTTGAAGTGCCTAGACTGGTAGAGAAATACTCTTTAGAGACCTGTCTTGAGCAGAAATGGCTTGTTTATAACGATAAAGGTGAGTTGGTTATAAATAAACCTCCATCTAAAAGATAGAGTATAAGCATCTGATGCAGATCAGATCTCTTGAAATAGAGAACATACTTAGTGTTGAAAGTGCGAAACTGGCCATAGAAGATGCGGGATTAGTTCTTGTAGAAGGCTGGAACTACGATGCAGAAAGATCTAATGGGGCTGGTAAGTCGGCAATATTCAACTGCATAAGTTTTGCTCTTTACGACAAGATTCCTAGAAAGATAACCGCCTCCGAAATTGTCAGAAGAGACTGTAAAAAGGGCTCTGTCAAGCTAGAATTTAACAGAGGCCAAGATCTTTGGTGTGTGGTTAGAAAAAGGCCTAAAGAAGTTAAATTCTTTAAGAATCATATAGAAATATCACTAACTCAACAAGAGTTTGAGAATATCATAGGATTAAACTATGAGCAGTTCTTACTAACTATATATAGTGCTCAAAGTGTGTCCGAATCCAATCAGAGATTCCTGTCCTGCAACGACTCTGAAAAAAAATCCTTCTTGCTTAAGCTTCTTAATCTAGATAAGTTTGAAGACTTTAAGAAAAAGTCAGATGCAAAGATTAAGTGTATTTCGACCGAAATAACTGAATACGAAGCAAAGATGTCTTCTATGCTCTCTAAGATAGAGGCATATGAGGAGTCGCTTGTAGATGAACAAGCAATAAACTCTCAACTAAGTCAACTTAATAAAGACATAGAGACTGTAGAGTCTAAGATTAAGACACTTAGTGAAGTAGTTAGACCAGATCTAGATAAATTTAATAGACTAGAAGACGATATAAAGAATAAGATGTCGGCTGTAGTAAGAGCTAAAGCTCAAAGAGAAATGCTGTTTAATGAATTTAACAAGTTAAAACACAACAGTCTAAACGAAGTCTGCTCTGAATGCGGTTCTATAGTTCCAGAAGATCGTCTAAAATCTCAAACTGAGAGTCTTGAGCAGCTAAAGAGCCAGATAGACGACCTAGACACTCTAATCTCTAAGGAGGCTGAATACAGCAATCTTCTTAAAAAGATTAGAGATAAAAAGCGATCAGAGTCATCTGAGTATGATAGTGCTCAAGCTGGCACGCTAGAACTCAACAGATCTCTATCCATCAAGCAAAACAATATCAACAATTTGACCTTAAAACTTGAAAATAATCGCAAATTTACAAATAAAATCAACGAGTTAAAGACATCGTGCTTAAAAGTGACACAGCTTGTTGATGAAAATAAGCGCGAACTAGACTTTTACAAAGTGCTATCTACAGTCTATTCTTCTACCGGTGCCCAAGCCTATGTTCTTGATTCTGTTATAGATTATTTTAACGAAGCTGTTCAAAAATACGTTGAAATATTGTGGCCAAACGTAAGCTACACCCTTAACTCCTACAGAGAGAATAACAAAGGGGACATTACATCTAAGTTCTCGGAAACATTGACAATGAATGGACAGGTTGTGTCAGTAGGGAGCTTGTCTGGAGGAGAACATAAAGCCCTATCTTTGTGCATTGACTTTGCTCTCCTCGATGTTATAAGCGATCAGTTTTCTCTACAGATAAATCCAATCATATTGGATGAACCGTTTGATGGTTTAGATTCTAGTGGCAGAGAGATAGTGATCTCGTTGTTAGAGAACATATCTAGATCTAGACAAATAATGGTGGTAGATCATGCCAGTGAATCTAAGGTTCTATTCTCTAGGGTTATAAGAGTAGAGAAGAGAAATGGCGTGTCTAGCATACTAGAGCAAACATGATATAATATGATTATGGAAGAGTTGCATTTAAAGGTGGACATGCTGTGCGAGTTACTTAAGGCGGCAAGAGCTGACTTAACGGCTCAAAAAGTATTTAAACCGAACAAGCAGACATTCAAAATACCTGAAATTAAGGCCCCTTCTACTCCATCAACAACTTCTGTGCCAAAGACAGGACCTAAGATCTCTTTAGGAGTCACCTCTGGTAGCCAAAAGGACCCTAATAGGATCGCTGCGCAAATAGCTAGCGGCCAGATGTCTACAAAAACGCAAAAGCTGCTGGCTCAGAGCGAAAGACTGACTATTGCAAAAAACGGGCAATGGTCTTTAGACTCAGACTGCTAATATCTGTATAAATAGTCTATGGCATCTAAGCCTAGACCAAAATATAATCAAAGCTCGGTAATAAGAGGAGCTCTGCGGCGAGCTTTTGCTAGATCTCCTCTAGTACTAGAGATAGTACACAGCTCTCGCAGAGAAGTGCCTAGATATAAAAAGGATGGCACTAGACACAAGAAAAACTCTGTTCAGAGACAATGTCAGGTGTGCTTTAATTGGGTCTCTTCGTCAAAGATAGCTGTAGATCACATAGTCCCAGTTATAGATGTAGACACTGGATTTATCGATTGGAACACATTTATAGATAGGCTATGGTGCGATAAGAAAAATTTACAGATAATATGCGATTCGTGTCACAATAAAAAAACTAATAATGAGCGCATAGCTAGGCTTACTAAGCAATATCTGCAAGAGATCGAAGATATAGCCTTAATATTAAAGCAAGAACCAACTAACAAAGACTTAATAAAAAGGCTCAACAAATATATCGCTAAAAGAAAAGTAGTCGGTTTAGAATCTGTGGTACAAAAGGCACAGGCAATTAAAGACGAATATAAAAATAGGAGATAGTATGTCTAGTATGAATTCCGTCAAGAAAACTCTTTCTAAATCTTTTGTCGACAATCATGAAAACATCAATGAGGATGCAGCAGGCGAGCTTATCATTAAAGCTGAACAGAAAATTAAAGAGATCGAAGAAGAGAAAGCGGCAGATGAGAAGCTTATGGCTGCAAAACAGATAGTTAAAGACATCAATAGCGCGTATAGCAGCGCTGTAAAATACGAGCGAGCAAAAATTTCTTTTCTGCTAGATAAACTAAATGAAATTCAGACCGGACAAGTTAATCCTACTTCTGGAGCAAACATCTAATACTAACTACTATAGTATAGTAGATATATAGATAGGAGACTCTATGTCGCTAAAGACTGATTATTTTGATGGTTTAACAGGTCTGCATCAAAAAGAAATTGATGCGTTTAATGCTGGTGTTAGTTTTGTCAATATTGCTAATTTGGCCACTATTAGTACTGAGTTAGTTAATGCTGCAGCAGCAGGTAAAACTGCATTTATTGTGTCTCTAGTTACGACCTATGTACCCAACACCCTTAGAGGAAATAAGGGCGATAATTTAATAGCTAAATCGTATTTAGCTGGCGTCAGAAAAGCTCTATCTGATCAATCTATATTTGAGTTTGAATGTTTACCAGAGTTAAATATTTCTGATCCGCTTAATGTTAAAATAGATTTAAACTTTAACTTTAACAGCACATAAGGATTATTATGCCATTAGTTAATTTTAACACGGCGCCTCAAAAAGGCTCAACTACAACATTGAGTCTTAATAAACAAGAATTACTTCAACTTACTCAAGTAAGCAGTGATGAATTTTGGTCTACTGCTACAAATATTAGCAGAGTGACTTTATCTTACGAGAGTACAATTGGCAAACAACAAAAAAATATAGACTTTGATTTTACACAATCACTGCCTACCTCAACTATAACATTCTCTCTTAATGCTAGAAGTATTTTTTCCCTAAAAAAGATTATTTTAAGAGACTTTGACGAAGGTAGATTTTCTGTAAAAAGAAGTGAATTATCCACTTCTGTCTTGACTGAATTAGACATAACGCTCTAATTTGCATAAATCATGCTATCGATAAGATGCCAAAAGCTAATCTTATCGATAGTATAATTCATTTCATGAATGACGGAAAGATAAATTATCTTTGGTTAGATTGCGAAACCACGGGCCTGGATCCAATTAAAAATGACATAGTACAGTTCGCGTGTATACCCGTTATAAACGGTGCCGCTCAAAAACAATTTGATGAATATTGTCAACCGACAAACTGGTCTAACATTGAAGAAGAAGCACTTGCTGTTAGTGGCATAACCAGAGATCAACTAAAAACGTTTCAAAGTACAGAGACACTGGTAACTAAGTTAATTCACTTTCTTCGTCAATTTAAGGTTAAATTCACCATAGCCGGATATAATGTCTCCTTCGACAGAGATTTCCTGTCGATGACCTTTAAGAAGGTGAACAAAGAAAGAGAGTATCTAGAGCTGTTCACCTCTGACATAAGAGATACATTTAAAAGAGCAAAAAGACTAAAAACTCAACTTCAGTCGCCAAACCTGAAATTAGGTACACTTGCTAAACACTTCAATATAGACATCGTAGCCCATAACGCTCTTTCAGATATATCGGCTACTATAAAAGTAGACAAGATTCTGTCGGACATGTTGGGTGAGACAGAAATACAAATAGATGACTCCTACGAGATTCTAGACGTTGAGTTGCCTGAGCCGGCTCAACTACACTGTCATTCTATGTATAGTCATACAGACGCGATAAATAGTATCCAGGAGTGGGCGGATTGGTGCGATATCAACAAAATACCAGGTTTTTCAGTTGTTGATCATGGTAATGCTGCATCTCTGTACCACATGACCCGTCTTACTTCTAAAGCTGTAGGCATACCTGGATGCGGTCTTCATGTAGAGCACAATGGTATTAAGTTTTATTTAAGTGCATGGGCTGTATCTGAAGTTGGCTATAGAAACGTGCTTAAATTAAGCTCTATAGGTTGGTCATCTAAGATAGAAGATTCAGGGGCGGAGTTTCCGCTGCTGAACCTAGAACAGCTCATAAAGTACAGAGATGGAATTATATTTGGTGTACCTGGCATTAATGGCCCCGCAAGACAACTGCTTCTTAATAGACAGCTAGAAGCAGCAGAAAACCTAATTCTAGAACTTAGATCTAGTCTAGACATAAGACTAGAATTAGCAGCTATTAACGTTCATAGGTTCTATGATTCGACTATAGGTTTTGTTGGATACAACGTTGACGGCGGCAACGTACAAAAATACATAAATCAGTTTTATTATAAATTGGCAAATAAACACTCAATACTCTTTGTTCCTGTGGCCGATGCCCACTTCATTGATCCATCAGACAAGATAGTCCAAGACTGCGTGTCTAAAAACTCCTACAACGATAATAGGTACTTCTTTGAGAGCAGGCACCAGATTAAGTCTAAAGAGATGTACTCAATATTGAGACATCACATTGGTACTGCTTTTACAGAACAAGAATATGTCAAGTCGGTAAGGAACACACTAGATATAGTTAAGCTCGCATCCGGCATAAAGATAAAGCACTCTTATCACTTGCCGCAGATAAACATACCTAAAGAGATTCAATCTAGAACCGATGATTATAGTACTCAGTGCTACTACTATACAATGCATAAGATAAAAGAGCACGGTAGATGGAATGACTCACCAGAGTATGTTGATAGGTTTAAGAAAGAGATAGATGTTATAATGAAGAACTCTACTCTTAACTTCCTGCCTTACTTTTTAGTTTACGAAGACATATGTAGATTTGCTAGATCTTCTGGTTTCTTGCAGGGCATTGCTCGTGGTTCTGCTGGTGGCTCTCTATTAAGTTATTACTTAAAAATAATTCATGTTGATCCAGTAGCAGCCGGATTACCGTTCGAGCGTTTTCTTAGCCATGCTCGAATTAGAGCTGGATCTTTTCCAGACATCGATCTCGACATAGCTGACAAAGCTAGACCGTTAGTGATGCAGTATCTAAAAGATACGTATGGTTTAGGTTTTGCACAGATATCTACGTTTAGTAAGATGAAGACCAAAAACGCCATAAAAGACGCGATGTACGCGCTATACGGCCGCAATAGAAATGATCCAGAAATAAAGGCCGTATGCGATGAAATTGATGATAGTCCACAAGGTGTCGATGAGTTCGACTTCTTGTACGGATATGTCGACCAAGAAGGCGCTGAGCATCAAGGCGAAATTCACAAAAAACCAATACTGTTCAATTTCTTTAAGCACAGACCAGAAGTAGAAAACATGGTTAAGAAACTGCTTGGCTCTATACGAGGATGGTCTAGGCATGCTTCGGCCTTTGTCATATCTACGGTTGATCTCTCTATTGATAGAGTGCCAACAATGGTTATGGCCGATAAAGAGCTTGGAGACATATTAGTAACTCAGTTTGATGCGCCTATGGTAGAAAAATGCGGTTTAGTTAAGGCAGATATTCTCGGCATTAAGACTCTTACGACTACCTCAGAAGCGATAAATTTAATACACGCCAACCACGGCATAAATCTTCTAGAAGAAGATAAAGGTGTACCTATGGTGTATAGGTTACCAGACAAGGATACTGGCGTATTTACAGATTTTTATAACAAGGACACTGACTCATCTTTTCAGTTTAATACGGAGCTAATCAAAGGGTATGCAAAAGAGTTTGCCCCTCTTAGTAAGGCAGATCTGGCGGCCATGACCTCTCTATGTAGGCCTGGTGCATTAGATGCACCCATTTATGGAACTACTGCTACTCAATACTATATGGACGTAAAAAACGGCAAGAAAGAGGTTAAGTATCTTCACTCTGATCTTGAGCCGATACTTAAGCAATCTAACGGCATCTTTCAATACCAAGAAGAAATCATGTCATTCCTGGTAAATGTAGTAGGTTATTCTTGGGAAGAGTCTGACATCATTAGATCAGCGATTGCAAAGAAAAAACACGAAGTCATAATGAGCACGTTCTCTAGAATTAGGGACGCTTGTATAAGCAGAGGTTGGTCTCATGATGCTATAGAGACCATCTGTCAACAGATACAAGCGTTCTCTAGATACTCCTTCAATAAAAGTCACTCGTACGCCTATGCAGAATTAGGCTACATTACGCTGTATCTAAAGCACCACTATCCTCTTGAATGGTGGTGCAGCGTGTTAAACAATGAAGACAAAGAGGACAAGACGAGAAAATACATATCTTATCTAGGAGACAAGATATCTCCACCTAGCTTAAAGAAGCCAACCGACAAGTACACAATAGCCGACGACAAGATAGTTGCTCCTATATCTGCTATTAAAGGTATTGGACCAGCTGTGGTTACCGAAATAGTGAGCAAGGGACCTTTTCAGTCTATCGAACATTTTATGTCATCTATAGATCATACTAGGGCAAATATAGGAGCCATAAGTGCTTTAATTAAGGGAAGAGCTGCCGATACTTTAATGGATCTAAATATAGACAACTATATTGATCGAAGAAAAGCATTCATGAAGAGGTACACGTCACTAAGAAAAAGTAAGGCTAAATTTAAAGACGACATGTATGACATAGATTCTATGTCGATCTTTATGCAAGAAAAAGAGTACAATCAGGCATTCAACAAGTCTCTTCTTTCATTTCCGGAAATAACGACTCTACTACAGGCAAAGTGGCCAGGTTTAAAGAAGACTGGCAGAAAAGGTATACCTTTCTACATGCAGTCGGGTTCTTCTGAAGAAACATACGTGCTTGGTAGTATAAAAGTAGCCGAGGGACTAATTAAAAAAGGCTTCGACAAAGACGTCGGTATCATACTTCTCTACGAGTCATCTAGCTACTCTTTTGGTACTTCTAAGAAGACAGGTAGACCTTGGCATAAAGTATCAGTAATTCTATCTGATGGATATAACAGCATGGAGGCCATAATGTGGGACACTAAGAAAGCGTTAGGTTGGTCTAAAAACACTATAGTTTATGTGGGCGGTAAATTAAAGACTGGCTGGAAAACACCAGTAAGTATAGATGTCAGAGAACTAACAAAAGTCGAATAAGGAGAAAGTATGTCAAAGTTTTTAATAGTTAAAGATAAACCGGAAGATCTTAAAAAGGGTGAGTATGTCATCGATAAACCTTCTTTTTTAGAAGAGATATCTCTTCATAGAACTAAGGCACCTAAAAATGGTCTAACTGGTACCTACCATCTTCGCATGATAGTTGACTCAATTGCACAAAGCTATGATCCAGAAAACATGAATGCCTTTTCTGTTAAGGTTCACAACTTTGAAGGTCGTCCATTCAGTAGCGACAAAGAATTAGACTCTATCGTTGTTGATATGATAGCTGACTCTCGTCCAGAACTTTTTTTAAAATACGTTGACAAAAAAATTAAAACTAGACCTTACGGAACTAGTCTAGTCTATTATGTAGACTCTAACTTAAAAGGGGCATACGACCTGTTTTACAGAAACGGTCTATCTGATGCTAGAGACGTAGAAGAAAAACCTACCTCTGGATCTAAAAAAGTAGTTGGAAAACCAGCTGTAACTAAAGAGCAGGCTGAAGCGCTTAAACAACAGCAGCAATA